TCAACGCGTCGTAACTGCGCTCGCACTGCTGTCCGGCGATGCCCCGCTCGTCAGCGATCTTCGCCAGCTCTCCCGCGCGCTCGTCAGCCCGGCCGAACAGGTCGGCAAGCAGATCGAGGGCGTCGCCGGTTGCCGCGCCTCCGGCCGCAGCGCCGGCACGTCGAGCGCCGGCAGCGAGCGCGGCGACCTGCTTGCGCAGCCCATCAGCAACACCATCGGCAACAGCAGCATCAGCGCGTGCCTGATCACGTTCTTTCGCAGCATCGGTTGCGATCTCCTGTTGCGCCACCAATCGGCGGCCAAATTCATCACGTTCAGCGCGCAGATGGTCGATCTGCCGGGCCTGATCGGCGAGCGTCGCGGACTGATCCGCATCGCGGTGCCCCTTCGAATAGCCGGCAGCAGCGCCAACGAAAACGGCCGCGATGAGCGCGAGCCACAGTCGAGGATCGAACCACGTCATGCGCCGCTCCGCATCATCGATGCGAGGCGCTTCGCGCGATTGCCGACCTGTCGCGCCCACAGGCTGTCGAGCATCTCGGCTGCCGCCGCGTTCCAGTCGCCCCGCTGCGTCGCCGCGAGAAACTTGCGGAACCCGAGCAACTTGCCCTGCATGTTGAACGCCATATTCATCATCACGCGCTGGCGCACCGGATCGAGCGACGACCACCACGACAGATTGCGATCGAGCCATGCCTCGGTCTCGGCGATGTCGTTCTGGTACATCAGGTCGATCTCGTTATCGCGGAAACCCTTGTCCGTCAGATTGCGGCCGATGCCGCCCGACACCTTGCCGACCGTGTCGGTGTAGATCCGATACCGCCGGTCCTCATCGCGCGTCAGTTCCGCCTTCAGCTTGATCCCGTCGTACTTACCCATTTTTGCTTCCCCCAAAAAGTTGCTTTGCCTTCCTGCGCAGCAGCACCTCCAGGTACTGCGATCCGACGATGCCGAACGCGCTCCCGATTCCGAGCAGCGCAATCGGCGGGAGGTCCGGGATCTGCAACAGCGCAATGCCCGCGACCATCGACGTCGCCGACCCCAGCACGGCCCGGCCAGCGACGAGCCGAAACGTCAAATGCTCGCTACCCACCAACACCTTCGCGACCCCGATCAATCCGCCCATAACGATCAGCTCCAGAATCGTCTTTTCATGCTCTTGCATCGGTTCCCCTTGTCCCGATAAAAAGAAAGGCCGCTCCGGTTTCCCGTGAGCGGCCTGCAAATACAGTGCGTGCGCGCAACTTGCGCTACTTCGGCGCTGGCACCACCAGATCGATCTTCTTGCCCTTCTTCTTCCCGTGCCCGACCTTCGCTTTCCCGTTGTTCCCTCCGTTCAATGTGACCACCGTGATCCACCCGCGCGACGCGAACGTGTGCTCGACCGACTCGATCAGGAACTCGCCATCGACGCCGGTCTTGAAACCCTTGAGCGCGATCGTCTTTTCAGCCGACAGATCTGCACGGCCGCGCATCGTCAGCCGGCTCGTCGACGTGTGCCGATTGAGCGTCGCCAATCGTGACGTCGCGCCCGCTTTCGCCGCCTCCGGACTCGCGAACGCATGCCGTTCCGTATGTACCGCGGACGCACCTGGCGGAGCATCCGGATTCGGAATCGTCAGGTCGATCTTCTTCCCGGTCTTGCGGTCGTGCACCTTCGTGCGCACGGCCGCAAAACTCGCGCGATCCGGGAAATTGATGTCGTAGTCGAGCAGATCGCCGGGCGTGAGGGTGACGATCGGCAGCGGTTTGCCGCTCACGCTCTTGCCGCCGCCGCGCGGCAGGACGATCAGCTTGCCGGCCTTGACCGTCGCTGTCGCACCGTACTGGCGAGCCACCCGCGTGATGAAATGCAGATCGCTCTCGCCGAACTGGTCGATACGCGGCACGACGACGTCGACGTCGCACGCGGCCGACCATTTGTTGCGACGCGCGACGTCGCCGACGATGTCGGCCAGCTTCGCATTCGACCAGCTGCCGTAGCGCTGCGTCTTCGACGTCGCACGCATATTCGCGGGCTTCCCACGAATCACGACACTCGCCGGCGGCCCGCTCACACCGATCTCGTCGACCGCGTACTCGCCGAGCATCGACAGTCCCTGCTCGTCCCATCCGATCGACACCTTCAACGTTGCGCCCTTCGGCGGAAACTCGATCCGGCCGTCGCGATCGTCGAGCGTGATCGTGCATTCATCTGCGTCCAGGCCAGGTTTGTCGATCGCGCGAATCTCCAGCACGCGATCCTGTATCACCTTGGTCACGTCCGAGCCGTTCGCGACAACCTGAAATATCGCTTCCATCGCACCTCGCTATGTCCAGAGCTGGACCGATTCAACACGCGGCGCATCGAGATCCGGCAGCAGGATCTCGACGCCTGCCGGGAACGGCTGCGGCATAGCCGCAAGTCCCGGATTCGCGTCGTACACGGCCTCGACCGTACCCTGCAGCGTTCCGTAGTACCGATAGCAGAGCGTGTCGAGCACGTCGCCGTCAGACGTTCTTAAAGTCTTCGCCATAGCGACCGAACTCCACTGAGAAAGTTTGCTTGCGCGGCATGCCGTCGACGAGCAGTGCGTCCTGCTCCTCCTCGATCGACTGCAAGAGCCACCGTCCGAGCACGTCGCCGTCGCCCGTCGTCAGCTGCACGGGCTTCATGCGGCCGCCAATCTCCCGCAGCCGATTGATCTGCTTCGTACCGGCCCCGAGCGCCGGGAATACGACACCCGACAGCGTGATCGTCTCGCCCCCTTCACTGACCGCCTGCAGCGCCTCCTGACGGTTCAGACGCTCCTGCGGCGCCACCCGATACCGCGTCGCCCGTCGCAGCTTGTCGTACGCAGCCGTCGACAGATTGAAGTGGAACGCGTCGCCGGCATCGGTTGTCATCGACATGAGGTGCGGCGTGCTCGACGTCGCACCATCGAATAGCCCGGACACCATCGAACCGATCCCTGTCGACGTGATCACGTTCATCACCGCCGAATCCTTCAGTCCGACCGACGCGTTGAACTGATTCCATGCCCCGCCGAGCGCGGACTTCACGCTGTCGGCGGCAGCCCGCACAAGGGGGAAATTCGATCCGTCGATGGCCGTCAGGATCGCGCCGACCGACGCCTGTGCCGCGTTGAAGCTACGCAGCACCGTGCCGACCTGCGGAAACAGATCGCCGGCCAGCGAGATTGCACCGCGCGCGCCGGTCAACAGCTCGGCCGCGCTGCTCAGATTGCCGGTCGCGAGGCGCTGCAGCATGTCGACCGTCGACATGCTCGCCGCTCGGTTCCGGTCGAAGATGCGGACCATCTGGCGCACGCGCTCGGTGGCGATCCCCGCCTGCGTCGCCGCGCCTGTAATCTGTCGAATCACATCCATTGCACCTCCCTTACATGTGCGGCGAATCGAACATGGCCGTTCGCGCGCTCGCCTTGCGTTGATGCTCGTCCATCATCCGGGTCAGTGCCGGACTGACCTGCGCGAGGAACTTGTTCGCCATGTCGGCATCGCTTGCTTCGATCTTCACGTGGAAGACCGGCGCGAAGGTGTTTTGCTGCTCGATGCGCGGTCCCGGCCGAGCACCGACGCCGCTCGCCTCCGGCACGAGCGCCTTCGCTTTCGCGACCGCCGCTGCGTTCGCTGGCGTCTCGTCCCGCGTCCGATCCAGCACCTTGCGCGAGATGGCGCTGAAGAGCTTGTCGCCCGCGAACGTGCCGACCGCACCGCCGATCACGCCCAACACCGCCGAGCCGATCGGCCCGCCGAGCGCACCGATCATCGCGCCGACCTTCGCGCCCATCACGCCACCAGCGAGGCTGCCTGCGATGCCCGCGAATCGGTTTGCTTTTTGCGTGCCGGTATCGGTGCTCGACGCGACCGCGTACGCTTCACGCGCCGCGAGACCGAGCTTCAGCACGGTGCCGGCGACGGCGAGCTTGCCGGCGTACGGTGCCACGCGGCCGAACAGTGCCCGACCGGCATTGAAAATGCGCCCGATGCGCCCGGCCCGAGCCGCACCACGTGCTGCGCGACCAGCCCCACCACCGCCGACGAGATCGCCCAGCCCGCCACCGCCCGCACTCCCGCCGGGCAGGTTGACGACGAACACGCGCTGCACTCCGCCGGCAACGCCCGCAGCGCCGCCGAGCGCATCGAGCGCCCGGCCCACGACACCGCCGACCCTGCCACCACGTTCCGCAGCCGCACGACCGCCTCGCGCGAGCACCGTGCCGCGCGCGATGTCGACCGCGCCCCGACCGATACTCCAAAGTGCCTTTGCACCACGGAACGCGAGCGCTGCGCCTGCAATGCCGACGACGGCTGCCGTCGCCTTCGGTGCTGCGTCTGCGACGGACTGGATCCCGCTTCCGAGTCCCTTCGCGCCCTCCCCAATACGATCCGTCACCGGACGAAGCGCGTCGCCGATGCTGCGCATCGCGTCGTCCCATCGCTGCCCGACCTCGCTCCAGATCTGCTTGGACGTCTCGCGACGCGCCTCCAGATCCTTTTGGATCTCGCCACTTGCCTGCTGCGCATTGCGCTTCAGGTTCGTGTACAGGTCTGCGTTCTGCATGTACGCGGTCAGCGCCGCCTTGACCTGCATGTCGTTGAACAGGTCGCCGGTCTTCATCGTCTCGGCGAATGCGGCCATCTGCGCCTGACGCTTGGCCGGGTCCATCTCCGAATTGAACTGCTTCGCTGCCGTCGCGAGCTGCTTTGCTTTGGCCGGATCGACGCGCTCGATGTATGCGCGTGCGAGGACGAACGATGCTTCGAGCGTCGACCAGCCCTTGCCGATCGCCTCGCGCATCTTCGCCTGATAGTCGACGCCAGCCTTCGCATAGTTCCGCTCGGTCTCGCCCGAACCGATCTTCGAAAACCAGTTCTTCAGGTTGTTCGCCGCTTCGTCGGAGCTGCCAGCCGTCTTCATCTGCACCTGGAGCATCGCCCCGAGCTGCGTCACCGAATCCTGCCCCGTGATGCCGATCTTCTTCATCTCGGCGAGCAGCACCGGGAACCATCGCGCCATGTCGACCGATTCGAACGAGCCTTCCTTGCCGAGATACGCGATCGCCTCCAACGCCTTCGCCATCTGACGCGGGTCGACGATCTCCGCGTTCTGCTGCAGCGCCTGAATCATCTTCGCGGTTTCGACCGTCGTCGCTCCCTGCCCGATCGAGAACTTCGCGACCAGCGGCGCGAAATTCAGAGCACGATCGAGATCCATGCCGCCCGCAACCATCTGGTTGACCGCATCGGCCAGCTCGTTGCGACCGATGCCGTTCGCAGCAGCATCACGCCGGATACGCACGCCCATCGCGGCCTCTTCCTGCGTGCGCGCGACGCCGGCCTTGATCGCGATGTCGCGAATGATCGCCTGATAGTTCGCCGCGATCGTCGCCGGCACCGCGACTGCCGCCGTGAGCTTCACCGCGTCGCCGATTACGCCCCGCCCGGCCTCCTTACCGGCTGCCAGCCGCTCGTATCCGGACGCTTTCAGCTCCAGCCCCCGTGTCGTCCGGCCAAGTCGCGCATACGCGCGATCGAGCCGGTCGACCTCGACGCCGGCATCCCGCAGCGATTTCAGATTGCTATCAAGCTTGCGGCGGATGCCGTCCGCCGCGCTGTCGCCCGCCAGATGCAGCCGGCGGAACTCGTCCTGCAGGCGCATCGTCTCGCCGATCTGGCGCTGCCAGAGCCGCGAGTCGTTCGCCCGCTTTTTCATCGCGTCGATCTTCGACGACGTGTCGGTAATTGCCTTGCCGAACGTCGCCGATACCGCCCCGCCGATCACGATGCCAAGTGCTAGGTCTTTCGCCATCCCGGCCCCCTCAATCCGTCAGCCACCAGAGCATGTCGTCGACCGTCATCTCGTCGATCGACGTCGGCGACATGCCGTACTCACACGCGAGGCGCTTCGCCAGCGCCTTGAGCGTCTTTCGGTCCAGCTTTGCGTACGGGTCGAAAGGAATAGTAGGCGTCCTGCACGCGCTCGTAATCGGCCATATCCATCGCATCGAGATCGCTCGGCGCGATCTCGGCGAGGGACGCGAACAGGATCAGCTCCTGTTCTTCGGCATCGTTCGGCGCGAGCTTCTGTGCTCCACGCATGTCGCGCACCTTCGGCCGGCGCATCGTGAAGGTGTCGCACTCGACACCGTTGAGCTTGATCGGATAGTCGAGCTTGACCGTGACCTTGTCCATTGCGGTTCCTGAAATGAAAAATGGCGAGCCATCGGCTCGCCATCGATTGAATAAAGTAACTTTGCTACGCGCGCGTCGAATGACGGTTACGCCATGCCGAGTTTCTTGCGAACGTCGGCGAGCTGATCCACGCCGTTGATCACGCGCTTGCACGCAAAGATGTCGATCTCGTGCACGATCGCGCCGTCGATCTCCAGCTTGTAGTAGTCGCACGACACGTTAAACTTCGCGTCGACCTTGTCGCCCGGCTTCCACTCGCCCGGATCGACTTCGTAGAGCATGCCGCGCAGATACACAACGACACTCTTCGAGTTGCCGCTGCGATCCTTGAACACAGCGCGAAACACGCCGTTGAACGCGCCCTGATCCACCAGCCCGAAGAATTTCAGCACGTCGTACTCCATCGTCGCCATCGCGAACGACGCTTCGAGCGCTTCCATGCCCTGATTGACCTTGACTGCGGCATCCATGCCGCCCGCGCGAAAGTCGTCCGTCTTGAGCTTCAGCTTCGGTGGCGTCATGCTCGTCGCACGCCCCGCGTAGCTACGGCCGTCGACGAACGTGTTGCAGTTGTACAGAGTTTCCGGAATCATCGCTGCCCCTTAGATCTGGTTATCGAGCACTTCGGTCAGCCACTGGTTCGTGACCTCGAAGCGGAAAATCGGGTTTTCGGCCGGCGGAACGTCCGTGAAACGAATATTCCAGTACACCTTGCCGTCTTCGAGCTGGCTCGCCGTGTTCAGCTGCGGGTCCGGGTAGACCTCGAAATTGATCACTGCGCCCTGACGTTTCAGGTCGCGCATGAACGCCTGCAGACCCTCGGTCACGTCACTGACGTAGGTCGCCGTGATGCCACGGTCGACCGCCCATTTGTGACCGGCCTGCACGGCGTCCATAACGATGTCGAGCGTGCGCACGCGCGTGACGAACTTCCACTTCGGATCGGCCGACAGCGTGCGGTTCCCCCACAGGCGATAACCACCGTCGCGAATGATCGTCGTGATGTTCGCGTTGTTGAGCAGGTTCGCGCGGCACGTCTCGTCTCCGTCGAGATATTCGATCGGTCGGCCCGTGCCCGTGATCTCCACGATCTCCTTGTTCGACGGCGACGCCCAGAAACCGATCTTCGCGTCGGTCTGACAGAACAGGCCCGCCGCATATGCCGACGCCGGCAGCGCGATCTCGCCGTTCGTTGCGTTGTCCCATGCCTTTGCGCCGGGGTCGACCATGTACAGGCGCTTGCTGCCGAAGTTCTTCGCGTACGCAATCGCAGCCTCGTCGTCCGTGTTCGGCCCGTCGATCACGGCGACGGCCCGGAGCTTGCCTGCGAGCGAATCGGCCGCCGTCGCGACCGGTTGCTTCGACGTGTGGCCGGGCGCGATCAGCAAGCGCGGCTGCGCATTGAAACGCGACTTCGCATCGATCAGTGCCTGCATGCCAGTACGCGCACCGCCGGCCGTCTCACCGCCGATGATCGCTGAGGTAAGCTGCGCCGCATCGGCCGACGTCGGCACACCGACCGCGATAACAACCGCACGGCTTTGCACATAGATCGCGCGGGCCGCGCGTGCGATCGCGCTCTTTTCACCGAACGCTTGCACGGCCTCGCGATAGCTCGTCAGTTGCACGGGCACATTCGGTTGAACCAGATCGGGACCGGGCGTGTAGGTATCGGTCATGCCGACGACCGACGATGACGGCACCGCGATCGTGCGCGGGCCGGTCTCGACGATCGTCGTCGTGATGCCGTGGAAAAAGGAAGTCGCTGCCATGCGGATCTCCAGAAATGAAAAAAGCCGCTCGAGGAGCGGCTTGAAATGAATTGCCCTGAACTGCGTCGACAAAGTTACTTTTTATCGGCGGCGTCCGCGATCGACGGTTCTTCGGATTCGACCGCACTATCCTGCGTCGCAGTCTCTGCAGCAATGCGATCCGCCTCGGCCTGCCGCGCTGCGGCCTCGGCTTCGCGTGCTGCCGTCTCTGCGCGCTGCGCTTCGACTTTGGCGAGGATGGCTTCCGGATCCGGCTCAGGCGGCCACACAACGACATTGGGAAACGTCGGTGACTCGACGACCTGAGTCAGCGCGACCTGATAGTCGGTCCATGCATCGAAAGTCGCTTCGTCGATATCCGACAATCGGCCGGTGATACGAGCATCTGACTTTCCGAGATTCTGCCGACGCGCCTTTTCCAGTCGTGCGAAGAAGTCGTTCATCGCGGTTTCGCGGACCTTGCCTGCCACGATCTCTTCGTCGACCGCCCAAGCACCATCGCGCCACACATGCGCGTCGGACGGGCGTGGGACTTCGGTCAGTCCCGCGTCGTCCGGCGTCACACCAGCGACGGTAATCTCAGCCACCGCGCCGGACTCCGTGCGATAGAGGCGCACGCCGCGATAGTCCGGCAGCATCTCCCATTTGCCATTGCGCCAGAACGGCCACGTACGCGGCGCACGCTCGGGCACCGGTTCGAGCGTGCAGAACGCGGGCACCAGATAGCGACTGGAATTCATCGGATCGACATCAGCCAGAAAACTCACAATGTACTGCCCCGTGAGACTGTCGTATTGATTGCAAAGCATGCTCTACCTCACTATTTAAAATGCCCGGATCATGGCAAGCACGGCGATGTTGCGCATGCGCGCCTCAGCGCCACCATCGGCCGCGACGCTAATCGGATGCGAGTGACCTCCGGCCCCTCCAATCCCGACGTTGTGACCGTGGTTGCCGTCCGCCGCGATCGAAATCCCCGTGCCGGAGCCGGACGATCCGAAGTTATCGCCCTGATCCCAGTTGTATGGACCGCTGCCCTGCCCAAAGCTCGTTCCGACGATCCCAACACGCCCAATGCGCGTGGTGTGCGCGTGTCCCGGATCATTGACCCCGTGAGCGTGAATACCTTGCGCGTCCGTCCACGCCCCATGCGTGTGATCACCTACAGCGCCCGCTGAGGCACCGTGAGCATGTGAGCGATTCTGGCTGTCCTGCCACGTCCCGACTCGCCGGCCGGGATCGGCACCTCGACCTGCGTCGGCACACCGGATTCCCTCGCCCCGAAACTCGGGAATCCGGAACGTGGTCGCCCCGTCGCCGGTCGAGAAGGAGCCGAAGTTTCCGTTCGCCCAATCTTTTTCCGCTACCAAAGCGCCACTACCTTGCGCGTACGCCCAAAGCGCCGGATAGTCGGTGCGCTTCAACTCAGCGCCGTTGAGGACGAGGCAGCCCGCACGGGCGGCCGTACGTGCCTCGAAGATGATCTGACCGACGGTTGCAGACGCGATCGCATCAACCACGAAAGCCGTCGACGCTGCATTGTTCGACCTGTCGCCAACGGCTGGCGTCGGAACCTGCACCGGGCGATCGAAAATCGTGCCCTTGTCCGCCGTGAAGCGAGCCGTCACGATCCCGTTACACGTGACGCCAAACGCACCGTCGGCAATGTGGTACAGCCCCGTATCCGGCGCACCGTCCTTGTCGAATGCGAGTGACGGATTCTGTGGCGTGCCCTCCGACAGAAAAATTCGAGCGCCGGCAGCAAGCGAAAGCGATCCCTTCAGCGTTCCGCCTAGATTCAGATCGAGGGGTGTCAGATTGCCCGCGTGCCAGACCATGCCACCGGCGATTTTTACCGTCCCGCCCGTGACCGCGACATCACCCGCAACTTGAATCGCACTGGCCCCGTCATCCGCCCCGTTGCCAACAATCATCCGCCCGAAAAGGCGGAGCATTCTCGATACGCGGTCGATCGACAGCGCCGTCGATTGCGTTGCACCGTCATCGCTCCACGCCGAAACCATCAAATTTCCAGCTGCGCCATCGCCTTTATAGACCGTCCAGCGACGCTTGCCGCCATCGTTCAAGTAAAGCGTCGCAAAGGCATTCGCACCCGCGTCGATCGTCAGCGACTTCGTGCTAACGTCGGCATCGATGCGGCCACCACGCGCCCGGTCTAGCGGATCAACGTTTCCGGCGTGCCAAACGGCTTTACCATCGATCCGAAGCATGCGATCAGCAAATGTGAATTCGACCTGCCCCGAGTCTGGCGAGTAGAAACCCCAAGCCTTCACATTCGCGTAGAAATAGCCGTTGTTCTTTCCCAGGCCCAAGCGTCCTTCGTCACCGCCGCGATTGACCGAGACCATTCCGCTGACGTCAAGGTTGCCGTCGACCGTCGCTGAGCGCTTTATCGCGACAGCGCTACCCGCCTTCACTTCGATCGCCGCAACGCCATTCGAGCCAATCTGTACGATTCCATCAGCCGGCGAGAACATACCGCTGTCCGGATCGCCATCAAACGCAAAACCTGCATTGTTAGTATTGTTCGGCGTGATCTCGCCTTGTCTGCCGAGCAACTTTCCCTTCATTGCGTCGCCAGCCCTTGCAACCTTGTCGGCACCCAAAGCATCGACCCGCTTATCTGCTGCATCTGCTCTGTCTTTCAAATAGCGCGTGCGGTTAGCAAGTTGCTTGGTCGGCACGTTGTCGACGCCGTCCGGGCCACCCTGCACCGGGTCCGACGTCTCGAACTGATAGACGCCGTCCTCCCACCTACTTTCTTCTTTCAAATTGGCCATGTACCGATCACCCCTCGCGTAAATTGACCATTGCGCGTCGCGACACCGTTATGTCGGATCGCGACCTCAGAAAAATCGAGCCACGCCAGCAAGCTCCGGGCCGGTGCATAGCGCTCGATTGCGCGCTTCAGGTTTTCGCCCTGATCTCGCGTCACTGGCTGCCGCAGCTTCACGATGTACTCGGCCCATGCGGTCGAACCGCCATGCAGATACCGGCCGTTGCGCGTAGCAGATCCGTCACGACGCTTGATCTGCCGCCCTTCCTGAATATCGATCTCGCCGAAACCGAGCCGCCGCACGATCTCGCGGATCGCCCACGGCGTGCCCTTCTTCTGGTAGATCGCCAGCGACGACTTGATCAGCGCCCGGCGTGCGTCTTCGGACTCGGCCAGTTCCCACCCGTCGACCGCAAGCGACCACGCGAGCCACGGCAGGAACGCGGCCGGGCAGCGATCGGCATCCCAGAGGGTGCGGATCACGTCCGGATCGACGCTCGGGCGCAGCACCTGCGCGAGTGCGGCCTCGAGACTCGTCTGGTTTGCTGGCAGCAGCGCTTCAGTCGTCATCGGCCACCTTTGCATTGAGCACGATCGATGTGCAGCGCGCGAACTGATCGACTGCGCACACGACATCGGCAACAGGCGACTTCAGGTCGACGCGCACGACACCCGACGCTTTCGGATGGAGCGCACCTGTCACGGCCGAACGCGGCATGCCGATGCGCAGCGCTTCGCCTGCGGCGACCGCGATATCGAGATCCTGCCGACGTGCGGCGATCACAACACCGGGATCCGGTCCGCGTCCGACGTACACGTCGGCCACTATCGTGTAATTGACCGGCCTAGCCGCAACGACCAGCAGCGTATCGTTCAGCGGCCGACGGTCTTCCGGCGACAGGGCACGACGCACCGTGTCGAGCAATGCGGCGCTCGCGACGCCACCGTTCGAATACGACTTCACGACCACGCGCACCACACCGGCTTCGGGCCGATCGACGCGCACGTCGGCAACGTCCGGCGATGCGTCCATCGCGAGCGATCGGTACGCGCCGAACGGGCCGGCTGTCGACGATCGCTCAATACCCATCTGGGTACGCAATCGCAGGCGCTCGTCGCGCTCGCGCGTCGCTGGCACCGGCGGATGCGCTTCCGGGTCGCCGGGGTCGACGACTTCGCGCTGCAGATTCCAGAGCACCGCGAGATGTTCGAGATCCGCACCCGTCGCATACGCGAGCAACACTGCGCGACCGGCATCGTTCACGCGCGCACGAAACCGAACTTCGTCGTACGCGGCCAGCTCGATCAGCTTCACGACCGGATCGGATTCAAGCGCTGCTGTCCAGTCGGGATAGATGCTTTTGAAGTGCTGTAGCTTGAGCTGATACGCGGCCTCGAAGTCCAGCGTTTCAACGAGATCCGGCGGATCAAGCGCCGATAGATCGATGACTGTCATGTTGTCACCTCGAATACGACGTCATCGCCGTTGTACTGCCCGGCGATACGAAAAGTTACTTTGCCGTCTACGACTGACAGCACGTTCACGCGGTCGAGTGCAATGCGCGGCTCCCAGCGCGCGATCGCGCGTGCCGATTCGGCCTGCGCGGCCGAGATCCAGCCGCGCGTGATCGGCAGATCGACCATTTCCGGAAGATCCGAGCCATACCCCGGCCGCTCACGGCGTGTGCCCTTGCGCGTGCTCAGGATGTCCGCGACGCTCTGCACCAGATGCTCGACACCGCCGATCAGCCGCCCCGTTCGGCGGCACATGCCGACCAGCGCGACCATCACTGCACCTTCGTCGGCATGCGCTTGAAGCACTCGCGCGATTCGAGATACGCGATATGCTCCGGCTTCGTCACTTCCGTTTTGCCGGCGACCACGGCAACATGCGAACCGTCCGGAAACACGATCACGCGGCTTCGGAACTCTGAATCGATGAATGCGACAGGCGCCACCGCCCCGTCCTGCTGCGCGTCTTTCGCCATAAACGCCTCCACAAATGAAAAGCCCCGCACGTGGGCGGGGCGATGCAGCAATTTTGGATAAGATCACCGTATCAGCGAGGGATTGCCTGGTCGAAGTTGGGTCGCCCGACGGTTCTAATTTCTGAGCCATCGAGAGCAAGCTGGGTCGTATTACCTTCGTAGTACAGGGCAATGTGCGTCGCTGACTGTGCAACGACATATCCGCGCGCAACCTCTTTTCCACCTTTGATTACCATCTGGCACCTCGACTCAGATACCCAACATCCGAGATCGAAATCTTTTTTCATGTCGCTGGCGATGCTCTCGCCTACCGCCGAACCTATTGCGGACGGAATCGCGATAACCACTGGAAGGAAAATTCCGAGCATGCTCAAGTTGCTTGTCCAGAATGCGCCCCAGAACACAAAGGTGAAATATCTCCGCATCGTTGGCCAGAGGCTGACTCTTGGCGATCCGTCCGCTTTCTTACCAGTGCGGTCAATGACCCAAAGAAGCGCTTTTTCGATTACCACCCAAACAGCGATGTACCCCAGAATCGCCAGAACTAACTCCAGCATGAGCATCTTATGCTCGCCAAGCCAATTCTGAACCGCAACTGCTGCGTTCCATGCGCTCCATACCGACAGCACGAGGTGCTTCGATTTATCAATCGGAAACGCGCCATCGTCGATCCAGAATTTTCTCAGGATCGCGGTGTAGTATCCATCTCCAGATGAATATGCAATCCCAAGCAAGATTGCACCGAACACCGATACGATTACGGCCCATGGCCACTCAACGATACCTTTCATTTCCGGCTTCTTATCGCCTTCATTGCTCATCTAATATTTCCTCTTCGTTGCTAATATTCCGAGCAGAAAAATCCTGCCGCACAGAAACATACACAATGTCGGAGCTTCTAATGAGCTGTCGAAAATATCAGGTCATATTGGCTCACTCACCAATTCACCATCGCCTTGATCGCGGTGACTATGCTTACTGACCGACTTACCCGCGGCAACGACGTCTTGAGTGAACTCAGCGCCGCCCGAGATCTTTATTGCGACACCACTTCCTTCGCCCGGCTTACCCTGCATGCCGCCGTTGAACGTCAGCAGTTTCTCGGTCGTCTGGTTGCCGGTAAACGTCGAATCCGGCACGTCGGCGAGCAGCTTCGCACTGCGCAGCGTCGCGCCGTCCGCCGTCAGCTCGAACTCGGTGTCGCCTATGCGAAACACGATCCGGCCACCGGCAGGCACTGACAGCACGTATTCATGGTTCGCATGGTTGTACTGCTCGAACGCGCCGTCCGGGTAATCCGTCGCGGTCTCGTCCGGACTGGACCGCCCCGAGCCGCCGTGCTGGTCCGTGTAATAGCCGGGCGCGACAAATGCGCCTGCGAGATCGCCGGACGGCGCCCATAGCGCGACCTCTTCATCGACGGAAGGCGGACGCCACTGCCGGACCTTGCCAGCCGCACCAGACTGCCATTTGAGCCAGTCACTCACCCAATCGCCGATGCGCACCTTCACGCGCGGCGGATCGTACGTGACGGCCTCGACGACCGCGGACTGCGTCAGACATGCCATGCGGCGATCCATCTCGCCCAACTCGAAGTCGCTCATGCATCACCCCGCATCCTGACCGGACGCACTCCAGTAGTCGTCTTCGTGTCCCGGCCCCGTCCGGGGATCGACGCCCCACAGCACTGAGCGGCCCTTGGTCGGCGGCTCGAACGCGTTGCCCAGGTCGAATTCGTGCACCCATTCGACGAGCCAGACGAGATACGTGTCCAGCTCTGGCCGGAACGGATCAACGCCCGCCGAGCCGACCTGCTTGCCGGGCGTCATGGGTAGTCCCCACGTCGCCCCGTGCACCGTTTGCAGTACGCGCGCAGACAGCTCTCGCACCTGCACCTCTGCATCTTCTACCAACGGATCAACGATCACGCGGGCCTGCATGCGGGCGATCAGCGGCACGCGGCCCGTCCCCTCGTCGTGCCCCGGCTCCAGCTCTGCAAGCTCGATCGCGACGAACGGCGTTTCGATCGCCTTGCCGATCTTCGGATACGCATGAACGCGTTCGAGGTCTGGCAGTTTTGCGCGCAGGCCGGCCTCGATGCCGTCATGAAGTTGTTTCAGGTTATCGAGCACGGCTTACCTTCTTCTGCAGTTCATAGTTGACCTCCTGCCGCAGCACCGTCATCAGCCTCGCCTCGCATGCCTGCGCTGCCCGTCGAAACGCCGGATCACCTGTCTGCGACCATTCGACCTTCACCACCTCGAACGGCGTCCGGGCCTTGCCGATCCGTCGATAGATCGGCCCGTCCGGCTGTCGATTCGTCTTGCGCCACGCGCTCTCGAACAGCGATTTGCCGGCCCGCATGCCCTTCTTCGTGCGCCGTACCGAACCGAGCCGGTGCGCCTCGATCGGATTCAAGCCGAGCCACACCTTCCCCGTGTCTGCCGAGCGCATGAAGAAATACATCCGCTGCCGCAACAGCTTTTGCTGCATGCCCGTCGCATTGCCGACCTCCTTCGCCGTCTGGCTTCGGATCCATGCGCCCGTCTTGCGAAGCGTGCGCCGCCATGCCGCCTGCATCGCAGCAGGCGGCAGGCCCGCGAGCGCTTCGAGCGCCCCTTTCACGTCGATCTCGACCTTCAGCAGATCCATCGTCACCTCAGAATGAGGATTGTCCAGCCCGTCCCGTCGGGATGCAGCTCGAACACGCGGTAACGCCCGCTCGGCGTCACGACGATGCTGCCCTCAGTCACGTCCACCGCATCGGCGTCAGTAATGTGCAGCACCGGTGCGACCAGCTGCGTGCGCTGCGTCCCGAGATCCGGGCCGAGCCACGGCGACGTGAACATCCCCTCGACGGGCCGGCCGTCGATCGTGATGTCCGCGTCACCGAGATCACGCAACACCGCAGCATCGACGTCCGCGATCAGATCCCGGAACGCCATATCACGCCTTCAGCTTGACGATCGCCTTCGGGCGCGTGCACAGGTGCACCGGGTTCGACTGCGCCTCGATGTCGACACCCTTGCCGAACTGCGCCAGTTCCTGCTTCGCGTAGTACGGCAGGCCCGTCGTGTTCACCGCCTCGACGTAGTCGGCCGGCGCGAAGCGCGTGATGAACAGCTCCGGCACACCCTCCGGCACCGCGTATGTTTCGTCATCCGCCACATAGCCGATGTCGCCGACACGACCGCGATAACGCTCGAACGTGCAGCCGCCGAAGTCGAATGCGTCGCGCGCGTCGCCCCGCAGGGACGCCGCCATCGCGGTCGCGAGATACGTTTCCTTCACCGTCTTCGCGACGATCAGCTTGTTCCAGAATGCCCGACCGCAGAGCACGCGCACGCCCGTGTAGGTCGTCGCGCCCAGCGCATCTTCGATCGCGTCCTGCACGTCGACGCACTTCACGCGGATCTCCGTGTCCACCTTGCCCAGCTCAAACGGAATCACGGTCTGCTCGATACCGAAGTACTGGAGCAGGTCGATCAGCACCGTCTTGCCGTCAGCGTCGAGCACCGCGCCCTTGATCGCGCCGATGCGGTGGAATTCATGCGTCGCGTCGAGCTGGCGGCGCAGTTTCGCGAGCCGTCGGTTCACGACCGTCTGCAGCGCCTCCAGCTCCGTTTCGGAGCCGAACGCGCGCAGGTTCTGGATCTCGTCGGCCTTCACGAACGCACGCTGCGGCAGGTGCACGGTATTGAAGGGAATCATGCTGCGCTTGCTGCCGACCACGATCGCCGACGGCGAGCCGCGCTCACCGGCCGACACGAGCGACAGCGTGTCGCCGTCGCGCTCGATCTGGATCGTCGTCGTGGTGATGCCGTCCTCTTCGAACAGGCCGAGCGCACCGACGCGGCCCGGCACGTGCGGCTGGTCGTTGATCGCAGCGGTGAGCGACGACAGCGAGAACGCGTCATCTTGAAACAGGGCGATGTCCGCCATACAACCTCCAACAGGGAAATGGATACAAAAAAGGCCACGCGCGATGCGTAGCCTCGGGAATCAGTTGTGCTGGGTTCAGCGGACGATCACGTGACGCTCGGCGAGATCGGTACGGCCGGCGGCATCGAGACCCGTCAGGCGCGCGGCGGCAACCTCGGCGAGCCGCACGATGCCGGTCGCCGAACGCGGTGCCTCGGACGCTGCCAGCGGTGCATACAGCACCGCCGCAGCGACTTCGGCCCCGTCGTTCGCCGCGTTGTCGTACGGCGCATACTCGCCAGTGCTCGTCACGCCGAGCACCTGGCCGGCCGGCAGCGCCGGCCCGGCCTTCACGATGATGTGCTCGCGCGAAATCTGCCCGTTGCCTTCCGATACCAGAAATTCCGCTGTCTGGCTTCCCTGTACCTTCACGTTCGACATGAGTTTTCCCCTCCTCGGGTATCGTCAAAGTTACTTGCCGCTCTTGCGAGCCGCGTAGATGGACGCCGCGCGCGGCGCATTCGCCACCACCGGCGGCTCGTTTTGCACTACCGGCTGCGCACGCGGATTGATGCGCGATTGCGATGCCGTCACGCGCTCGAACAGCCGCGCACGTACGCGATCCGGCGTCAGACCGTCTGCGACGAACTGCGCGGTCAGCTCCGGCACGTTCGCCGCAAGGCAGATCCCGGCGATGTCCGCGGCCTGCTGGATCGCCGCATCGACAGTCGTCCGATCTTTCAGACCGGTCGCCGTCACGATTGCCTCGGCGCAATGCGACAGGCGCGCGTCACGGCAGGCGGCGAACACGTGCGACGCCAGCGCGGAAACGTCCGGGGCTGGCGGCACCGGCTGCGGGTCGGGTTTAGTTTCCGGGTTCGGCTCGGGCGGCGTATCCGGCGGCGTATCGGGCTGCAGCGGATCGGCCGACTCCGTCTCGTCGACCAGCGCCTGCACGACATCGGGCACCGCCGAGAAGCGCGCGAGCAGCGCCGTCGAACTGGCCGACGCGGACAGCTTCACTGCTGCCTCGATCGTGTCGCAGAATCCCTTTTCCTTCGCCTGCGCGGCCGTCAGCCACGTCTCGGCGTCCATCATTGCCCGGATCTCGTCGACCGACTGGCCGCTCTTGGCTGCGTACGCCGCAAGAATTCCGTCGCCAGCGTTATCGAGCAAGTCGGCAATACGCCGCAGGTCTTTCGCTTCCCCGGCCGTCACCGTGTGTGCGTTGTGGATCATCAGCAGCGCGTTCTCCGGCATCACGATCTCGTCGCCGGCCATCGCGATCAGCGATGCCGCTGAGGCCGCGACGCCATCGACGCGCACCTTCACCTTGCCAGCATGCCGACGCAGCGCGTTGTAGATCGCGAATGCGTCGAACACGTCGCCTCCCATCGAGTTGATCGCGACCACGATCGCCGATGCGTTCGCCGCTGCCGCGTCGAGCTGCGTCACAAACGTCTTCGCGTCGGTGCCCCAAAAGCCGATCTCGTTGTAGATCCGGATCTCGACCTCGCCGACCGCGTTCGCCTGCGCCCGGATATCCCACCACTTACGATTGCGTTTCATCTCACTCCCCATTCGTGTGCGCGAGCGGATCGGTGTCGTCCGTCGCATGCGTGTCGTACTGCAATCCGAGCCGTTGGGCGCGCTGCTGATCGGCTGCGTTCTCGTCGTCGACCTGCTCCGGATCCTCGCCCTTCGCGAGAATTGCGCCGGTGCGACTGGTCAGCCCCGCCCGAATCTCTGCGCGCTTGGCAGATACGTCCTGCACCGGATGGATATACGGCCAGCCCTGCGGCACCCACCGCACGCGCACGTACTCGCGCCGGGTGCGGTGATAGTTCGGCATCGGCATCGCGCCGGACAGCGCGCAGGCATCCACCCACCAGCGCCAGATCCGCCGGCAGAACTGGTGGATGAACACGTTCTGCTGGAGCTGCTCGATCGAGCGCCGAAACTCGTTGAGCAACACGCGCAGCACGCGGTCGCTGACATCGCGCAGGTCGCCCGTCAGCACCTCGTACGGCATGCCGACCGACGCGGCTGCCGCCATCAGTTGCTGACGCATGAACGGCGCATAGTCGGCACCTGCGCCGGGCGGCGTTGCGAACCGCACATCTTCGCCGGCCGCCAGTTCCTGCATCGCGCCCGGCTCCAGCGACACAACCGGCGAGAAGCCGTCGACGTCGAAGTCGATCGGCGCACCAGAGACCGGATCGCCCAGCGGACCGACCTCCGCCAGCGGCTTCACGATGAAGCCGGCAAAGAGGTTGCTCACCTCCTGCCGGAACAGCACCGCGTCGTCGAAGTTGTCCAGCGAATGCAGCCGCAGCAGCACCGTCGACAGTTCCGGCACGCCACGCACCTGACCGGGCCGCAACGCGTGGAAGACGTGCGCGATCTCGTCGGCCGGCACGCGCACTGTCTGCACTGCGTCGCCGGCATACCGGTTGTACTCGCCCGGATGCCGGCGCAGCAGGTGATACGCGACCCGCTCGCCGTCGTCGTTGAACTCCACGCCGTTGATGATCTCGCCGCCTGGAATCGGCTCGTTCTTCGTGACCGGCAGCATGTCGCCTTCGAACAGCTGGATCTGCATCGGCACCGCCAGCCCGGCATGCAGCGGGCGCAAACAGCGACGCACCAGCACCTCGCCGTCACTGAAAAACGCCCGCGCTGCGAGCGTCTGCAAGCCGTACAAGTCATGGTCGCCGTTCGGGTCCAGCTCGCTCGAACTGTCGTCCCAAAGTTGCTTTTGCGCGCGACGCACGTCCGCGTCCGGATGCTGCGGGTGCGCCTGAATGCCAGTGCCGATGGTGTTCGACACCAGCCGCGCAATCGCGGTCTTTGCCCACGGGTCGTTTCGGATCGCGTCCCGCGCGCGGTGGCGCATCAGCGGCAGGTTCTGCACGACGGATGCATTCGGCCCCGCGCTCGATGCCTGCCACGACTTCGCCCGCGCCCCGCGCGTGCCGGCCGATTCGTACGCCGCAGCCTTCAGGCGGGTCGGCACGACAAAGCCGCGCTGCACGAGAGCCGGATACGCGCGGCTCATCGCACCCCCTTGCCGGCGTGGCGCAGGCGAATCAGCCGCGAGCGGCCGGTCGCGCCATCAAGCGCCCGAATGATCTCGGTCTGCGCGTCGCGTAGCTCGGCAATCGACCGGTAACGCACCTTGCGATCCGCGTACTGGACCTCCAGCTCGCCCTTCGCGATCGCCGACTGGATGCGTTGCAGATCCGCCATCGTGTATGCCATGTGTTTCTCCTATCGGCGTTTCAGGTACGTCGAGCGACCGACACGCCGGCCCTGAATGCGCGAAACCCCGCTCAGTGGCGGGGTTTCGGTTGGTTTCGGTGCCATCATGACGACCGCGGTCGGCTCAGCGGCCGATTCGTTCGGCGGATCCGGCGGCGGCTCGAACGGATGTGCGAGCGGCAACGCTTCGATCACCGGTGCCGCGTCGAACAACGTCACCTGCGATATGCGGTGCTGTTCCAGCAACCAGTGCTGTTCGGTCAGCAGGTGGGTTTTCACGCTACGCGCCGCGTGCAGTGCGTACACCTCGCAGTCGAGCGCTTCGTTACGTGCACCGGCCTTCTTCTGCCAGACCCGCTTGCCGCCGACGCGCCCCGGCACCTTCACTTCGGCCGTGACCTGAGCGAGGTAATCCGACCGCACGCCGACGTACCAGTGCATCCGCCCCGGCCCGTCGCCGTCCAGCTTCAGCCGGTTGTCCAGGATCAAGTCCTTCGCCTTGCTGACACCGACCATGAACGGCCGCAGGCCGTACTTCGCGGCCTTGCTGTTGTTGCGCGTCGAGTCGATCGACGCCTTCGGCACGCTGAAAATCTCCGCGCCGATGTCGGTACTACCCTTGATCGCCATCACGCTCAGGCCGGCCCGTTGCGCGGCCCGCACATACTTGTATACGGCGTCCGACGTCGAACCATCCGACGAGTCGATCGATGCCGCGCGAATCCGGGCAAGCCCGCCGGATTCGTGCCGGTATGCCTGCGTCAGCAGTTCGGTCAGAGCGCCCCATACGCCGCCGGTCAGTGGATTCTCGCCCTGCTCCAGCACATTGCCATGCAGCTCGTCCCACAGCACCAGCCAGCTTTCCTCGCCCCGGCCCCACGCACGGATGACGACCGCGATGCGATCGTGCTGCACGTCGACACCGATCGTGAGCAACAGCCCGCGCGATGGCACGGTGAATGCCGCATACGGCAGCGCCCGCTCGGCCAGCAGATCCAGCTCCGGCAGGTCTGACTTGTATTTGTACGGCCGGCCCTGCGTGTTGTTCACGAACGAACGCATCTTCGTGTCATCGCCCGCGCGCAGCGCCCGCTCGGCCGTCAGCCACTTCTTGATCAGCTCGCCCATGCGCGAGCCGGGAAACGGCGACACCAGCTCGTTCAGCCGAAACCCGGCCACGCCGTAGAACGGCGCAGTCGCGACCCACCGGCCGCGCCGCACCGCGCGAATGCGTGCGTTGTCGTCCCACAGGCTGCCGCAGTGAGGGCACGTGTAACGCGCGGTCTCGGGCTGCGCCCGGCCGAACACTTCGTGCTCGACCTCCGCTTCCTCCGACCACGTGACGTTCTCCCATGCCAGTTCATGCTCTTCGCCGCAGTCCGGACACGGCACCAGATAGACGCGCTGATCCGATGACTCGAACGCCTGCTGGATCCGCGAGAAGCCGTCGACTGTCGGCGTGCCGCCGAAAATCACCTTGCGGCGGCTGTCCGAATAGCTCTTGTTGCGCTCCTCGAGCAGCGTGATCGAATCGCCCTGATCGCGCACGTTGGTGTTCGCGTCGTCCGGTTCTTCGACCGCGACGACCGGGGCCGGCGTCGACTTCACATCGTCCGGCGCATTCGACGTGATGAACTTCAGGAAGCCGCGCGGAAAGGTCTTGTGATCCCACAGGTTGTTCTTGTCGCGGCCGGCGTGCACCGGCACCTTCGAAGCAAGGCGCGGAGTCACCTCGACCATCGGCTCGAACTTCTCCAGGTTGAACTTCTTCGCCGACTTCTCTTTCGCAAACATCACGATCATCGGGCACGGATCGACGTCGATGCGCCGGCCGATGTAGTTGAGCAGCACGCCGTCGGTCCATGCGACCTGCGCCGACTTCATGCAGACGACCTTCTGCACGCGAGGATCGTCCAGCGCCGCGTGCATGCCGAACACCCACGGCGTGATGTTCGGGTTATAGCGGCCGGGACTCGCGGTCGCCTTCGCACTCATGCGCCGGTACTGCCGCGCCCAATCCGTCGTGCCAATTCTCTCCGGCGGGCGCAGCAGCTGCGCGATCCTGCGGATCACCGCGTGGACGGTCTGGATCGTATTGAGATAGCTGCTCAAGGCATCCATACATATGCTCGTTCAACCACTCGACGTCGACCTCGACGTCGTACAGTGCGCGCAGCTCCTGCACCAGCTTGTCGGGCAGCGCCAGCAGTTCCGTTTGAAATGCGCCGACCATCTGGCCGAACGCCTGCTCCAGCTGCGCGACGTTCACGAGCTGGCCCTTCTTCTCGGCCAGCGTCAGCAGCTTGATCTCGCGCTCGACGATCTCGGTCTTTGCGCGCTCGGCAACCAGATCGATGCCGCTGCCGCTCGCGCGGCCCGCAGCCATCTCCCTCAGGTGCCGGATATAGGCGATGCGGATCGCATCAAGCGTCGCCTCGCGATAGTCGAGCTGGACCTTGTCGACGAACCGCGAAACGGCCGACTGGTCGAGGTCGAGATGCTCGGCGATCTGTTGTTGGGTCGGCATGAATATGACCCCCTATGGAGATTCGACAGTAGAGAAAAAACGCGGGTCTGAGCCCCCGCGTGTGGCGATGCCCGTAGGGTCCCCGCCTGCTCAAAAAGTAGGCAGACCTGCACCGATCACGACATCGGCGGTCACCCCGTCGCCCGCGCGGTCCATCGCCCACACGACACGATCCATCGCATCGTCAAACACGAAGCACCGCGCGGTCACGCGCCCCATGCTTCGATCTTCATCCCACGTCGACCAGACCTCGCTCGGCCCGGCGCTCGTCGACTCGATTCGCATTTCAGCGCCCCAATGCAAAAAGCCCTGAGGGCTTTCGCACTCAGGGCTTCGATATTCATTTCGTAAGGGCGAACGCCCTCCCAACAGATCCCGACAGACAGTTATCGTTGTTGGTCGCGGCGCTCCCGCGATTCAGTACGCCTGTCGGGCGAAGGTTGCGACACGAGTATGCGGTCGCTCATTTATCCAGTGACTCGGTAAAGGATGTGCAAAGTTTACGCGATCCGCTCTTGAAATGGAATACGTTTCATCCTCGCAATTGTCGACGCAATGTGTCGTACACCGATCCATCGATCGTATCCAGCAGGGCGAGCATGTCGTGAAAGCGCCACGACCAGTTCTTCCGATACTCGTCGAGCGATACACCAAGTGCGTGCGCCCGGCCAGCATCGTCGACCTGCCGTTTGCCGGAACCGGAACAGTCAGGGCAGATGTGCCTGCCCTTTGCATCCGACACCGGAGACGCGGCGATCCGCCCCATCCCGCCGCAGTCGTCGCACGGTTCGTATTCCCGAAATACTAGCGGCCCGTTACGCCCTTCGAAGAACGGGATGCGCTCCTCCGATACACACACCTTCCCGCTGCCCCCGCATACATCACACGCGTGCGTTGATGTCGTGACGGCACGCGCGCGACGCACGACACCACGCCCCTCGCACTCGACACACTGATCGTTCACCCACTCATCCAGCAACCGCAGCGCGAACCGCTCGACGATGTCGACCTTCGAACGCTCGACAGCGTGCCCCGCACGTTGGTCGCGACGCTCGTCGCGCGACAGGCCCGTGAACCGCGCACGCTTGAATCGGCCCGACGTCCGGATCATCTGCGCCAACAACAACGTTGCACGTCGAACCATCGCATGCGTCGGCATCGGCCCGGCCTTGATTCGGGCCAGCAAGCTCCCGAGATCGTTCGCAAAGGCGAGCGCGCCCAAAGTAACTTTAGGATCGGCAATCGGGTCGGTGAACTGACCACGAACGCTCATCGCAACGCCCACCCGCTCTTTCAAATCGATCATGACTCTCTCCTAATCGTCCTAATGTCTCAATGTCCCAAAGGAAAAAGCTTGCAGGGGTGCGCGCCCGCGACATGCGACATGCGCCGCTCACGTCGCGCATGTCGCGCCCCTGCACCCGCGCCCGAGACCGCGCCTTGGGACGTTGGGACATGGGACGTCCACAGCGCGCCAAGACGGGGCATGTGGCGCGCTTACCATGCAGGCACAGCGCGCCACGCGATCACAGCGGACTGTCGTCATCACCCGCTGCGACCAGTTCGCGGTCCGTTTCCGGCTCTTGCTCTTCCTTCACGTAGTACCAACCGCGCGATCCGGTCGACTCGCGCTTGCGCACCCACCCGAGCGACTTCAACGCCTTGCCGATGCGACGCTGCTCTGCCAGCGTCCATTTCGACGTATCGAGCTTCAGAATGTCCGCGAGGATCTCTTCCATCGTCGTGCGCGACACGAATTCCAGGGCCTTCGCGATCTTGTCCTCGTACACGTCGCCCTCGTAACGCTCCGCTTGCTCGATTTCGAACAGGGGGCGCTCATGCTCTTCTACGTGCCACACGACGCCCGATCGATACAGGTGCAGGGCTTCGGCCCAGAGTTGATCGCGGACGGCCACAATGCCGTCGATGTCGACCAGACCGCCGACACGCAGCGGCCAGTAACGCCGGTTGCCCGATTCGTCTTTCAGGTACGTGTCGAAGTTGACCGAGCCAGCGAACACGCATTGACGCGGGACGTCGGTCGCCCGCTTACCGTAGAAGTTGCGGAACCGGTCGACGGCCGTCGCGAAGAAGCTCTTCACCGCCGACGAGTCGGCCTTGTTCAACGAGTCCAGCTCGGCCAGCTCGATCACCCACTTCCCGGCCAGCACCGCGTATGTGTCTTTGTTGCCGATCTGGATTGGCGTATCCGTGAACCACGAAGCGCCGGCCAGCACCTTCAGCGCCGTCGATTTGCGATGCCCCTGCTTGCCTTCGAGGATCAGGACGTTGTCGACCTTGCAGCCCGGCTCCATCACGCGCGCGACGGCGGCTATCATCCATTTCATGAACGCGAGCTGCACATACTCGCTGTCGGCGACACGCAGGTACGTCGACGGCATCGATCGCACGCGCGACACGCCGTCCCATTTGAGCCCTTCGAGGTATTCGCGCACGTCATGGAAGTGCTTCTCGTCCGCCACCAACAGAACCGCGTTCATCACGACATCGGTGCGCACCGAGAGGCCGTAGCGCTGCGACAACCAAAGCGCGCAGCGCTGATCGTCCATGTCAGTCCACTCGCCCTTCACGCCTTGCCGGAACGGCGGTGCCTTGCGCTTCATCACGCGGCCACCGAAGTCGTCCTGCTCGATGACGCCCTGCCACGCTTTGTGATTCGCCAAGATCATATGCACGTTGCCGAGCGTCGGCAGCAGCGTGCCCTTGTCCGAACGCGCGAGATCCTGCTCCCATGTGTGCGCGCCGTTCTCGGCCTCGCGGCCATCCCATTCCGGCTGTTTCGCGGCAGCGGACATCGCGGCGGATTTCGTCGGCGTGTCGTCCGCGGTCGACACCGCAACCGTCGCCGGTCGGACCTCTTCGTTCGCTGGCGCGATGACGCGCAAGATTGCCGCCTGCACCTGAGCCTGGACAGGGTCGATGCCCTCTTCGACGTGCAGGTCGTTGAAATCGGTCAGCTTGCGCTCGCCGCGCTTGGCGAATACCGGATAGACGACGCTGACGTCGGCGACCATCGCTGCCGCCTCATACGCACGTTTCAGGCCCGTGTTTTCGAACCGCTTACGACGCAATGGCATCACGTCGTTTCCGTAGCTGACCTCGACATACGGCACGCCATTGTCGTCACGACGGCGTGACGCGGCGACCATGTACCACGTGTTCTTCGCCTCGATCCGTACCGGGTCGGCACCAAACGGCAGTTCACCCCGGAAACCGAACTCGTCGGCGAGCCAGTCGCGCATGCGCTGCTCGATCTTCCAGTCGTCGTCGGCGCAGACCAGCACATGCACATCCGGATACGTCGCACGCAAATACCGCACGGCCGGGAGGATGCCACCCGCGTCAAAGCAGACATTGACCGCGAACGCCTCGTCGACCGCCACGCGGATCGATCGCGCGGTCGCGTAGCCTTCGGCGACCAGCACGATCTGGTCGTCGGCGCCCACCTCGCCGAGCAGATACGACGCGCCCTTCTTTTCCATGCCCTTGTTGAAGCGCTTCGCGCCGTCCGGCGTGATCTTCTGCAGACCGACGAGCCGAGCGTCATCGCCGTACTGATACATCGGCACGAAGATCGTGCCGTCCACGTCGAAACGCACGCCTTCGGCCGTGATGCGCTTGCGTTCAAGATAGGCGGACTCGCCGTGCTCTGCCGCGCGGTTCCACTGGTCTCGCGCGCGGTTCGCGGCGAGCTTCGCCTGACGCGCGTCACGCTCCGCCTGCTCACGGTCGGCGGCTTCCTGCCGGCGACGTGTCTCCGCGAGCACTTCCTCGCTCAGCGGTGCGCCGCGCCACTCGAATCGCTCGGTGCCCGGATCGTCGCCCGAGAAATGGCCGAACGTACCGCCATAGCCGATCACCGCGCCCTTGCTGATGACTTCGCGAAGCTGATACCAGTATTTCTTGCGCGGCCCGTATCGGTGATGTTTGCCGTCCGCGATCGGATGCCCGACGGGCAGGTCAGGATGACCCGCAGCACGCAATTGCTGAATAATCTGGTCCAGTGTCGCCATACAAAAATTCCCTCGATCAAAGTTACTTTGGCCGCATGTCGCGGCCAGATCACAATTCGTTGAGCTACGCGCTGCTAGCTCACACGCCGAGCCGCCTCCAGCTCGACGAGACGGCGGTCGCGCTCGACCTTGTGAGAAAAACTTCGCCATGCCGCCCGCCCCGCCGCATAGCACTGCCTTCCGCTCGGCGAGCGGCTGTACTGCGATGCGCCGCGTCGCAACGCGCTACTGATCCCGTTCACGTTCACATGTGTCTCCGGTTATTTGCCGCGCAGTCGACGCCATTCCGCCGACATGAGATCGTCGAACGCGGCAAGGTCCAGCGCGCAGAAACGATCGGTAAGCTGGTCGCGGAACGCGTGACATTCCGCCTTCGTCGCGAGCGCGGCGCATGCGCGCGCAGCTCGCTCGATGAACAAGCGCACGCGCCCGGCTGCGTTCGCTTCCGCAAGAATCGGAGCGAGGCGATCGGGGAACGTGGCGAGCAGTTCGGACAGCAAGCGCCCCGCTTCGGCGGGGGCACACTCGAATCGGGATGCGAGCGTCGTGACAGCGCATGCCAATTGCTGCTCGGGCGAGCAGCAGAGGCCAGCGTGTTCACGGTCGGGACGACAGCACCCCATGCCAGGCTTAAACCGCTCCATGACGACGGCGCCGACGCGCGGCGAGGTTGCGAGCAGCGTGAATCAAACGCTGGAACAGACGCTGGCCCTTGCGGCCGGTCGCGATGATCTTCTCGGCATGTTGATCGTCGATCCGCTGATCAGCCAGCGCACGCGTCACGTCGTCAGCAACGAGACCAACATGCGCCTGCAGGTGCAGCGCCGTCGATACAAGGCGCAGCGTGCCGGGTTCGCTGACGTCGTCAGCGGCATGGTCGTCGACGTGTTCGGCAACCAGCCCGAAGCGCGCGTTCAACGCATGCAGCGCGTCAAGCGCGTACGCCTCGCCCTCTGCCTTTTCCTGCATCCATTCGATCAGAAGCTCGAACATTTCCATCGACAAGCGACTGTCACCAACACCACGTAGGCGAAGGCGAAGCGATTCCGGTGTGATGTTCTTACCGCGCCGGATCGTGAGGTGGTTCGCCGCGTCGGCGACGCCGCCGGGCGTGTTGCGAACGGACGTATAGAGGACGTCCAGCCATTCGGTACTGTCGTATCGGCAGGTCATAGCGGGAGATTGGTAGAGAGTGACTTTCATCCTGTCGCGCGCACGGGGTCGCAACTAAGATTCAGCTCACGAGGTGCGCAACTACGGCTGTCGCGCGTCGGTGGGGGTTGACAACGACTTGTCGTGCTCGTCCAGAGAAGCAAACAGGTCAGGACGCGCGAGCTTCAAGAACAACAGACGCGCTCGCGGAATGCCGTTTCGACGCCATTCGGATACGGAGGGCATCCGGACTTCGCACAATTGGGCAGTCGCGGCCGTTCCGCCGAATGCATCGATCACGGCACACGCGTACGGGTCTCGATTCAGGAGCGTATTCATGCCGCCATGTTAGGCGTTCCTTACATGAAAAGCAAGGCATTCCTTATGCTCATTCAGTTAGGCTTTCCTAATGACGACACTAGCCGAACGCCTGGAACAGGCAATGAAGTTGCCGCCTGAGAAAAAGGCTGCAGATCTGGCGCGAGCGTGCCGAGTGCGAGCGCCCTCGGTCAGCGACTGGTTAAGCGGGAAAACAAAAAAGATGGAGGGCGCGAACTTGCTGCTCGCGGCCGAATTCCTGAATGTCGATCCGTGGTGGCTCGCCACTGGCGAAGGTCAGATGGTGCGCCGAGCCAATGCGCCCGCCCCACAGAGACAGGAGATGCTCGGCACGCATGCTCAAGCGCTAGTTGACGCACTCGCCAAAGCAGACAAGCTTGGATTGCCGTCGACCGCATTTATCGCCCTGCTCGAAACCCTCAAGGTATTTGAAGATCTACGCGGACAGCAGTCCGGTGACCTTCTCGATCTGAATGCACCTGACCCCCAAGAGGGGTAAGGTTCCAGTCGAATACTGCAGCTCTGCGGTGCGTTCCGACGCACCCTGAACGTATCCCGCGCCCTCTGATGGGGCCACCCAGAATCTCAACATCCCAATCGAAGTCATCGCTGCCATGCGGGCCGATGATCCGTACCAGCATGCCGATACGCGACCGGTTTCGGCATCGACTGACGATCGCCACATCGCCCGGTTTGCAGCGCAATTCCCCTGTTGACATATCCCCGCAACAACCTCCCCTCGGCAATATTTTCGCTTAACCACTGTATAAACATACAGTATTTGGTCAGAAGAATACAACACCTTTCAACAAGGTGCACCGCATTCTCGCGGGGCCCATTTGCGGGCAAAGCACGATGGCACGGAAAAATAGTTAGGCGCTCCTATTGCACATCGACAAAGGAATGCCTAACATTCGACTTCATCGCTGCCGCTTGCGCAGCCTTCGGAGAAGCCCATGAAAATGCTCGACCATCAATCCACCGACCGCCACGAATGGCTTCGTGAGGAAAGCACGCCCCGCATTACGCCGTCCGAACCCGCTCGCCAAAGCAACTTTGAAAAATCGAAGATCTTCCGCTGGACGGTCGTCGCCGCCCTGCTGTTTGTCGTCGTGAATGTGTTCCAGGACGATCCGGTAGTCGCTCCGACCACCGCTTATCACGTCAGCGTTTAAGCCGCCCCCGACCTTGCCGGGGCGTGCGCCCCCGGCGTCATGGAGACCACCATGCCGCGAATCAATGCCCGAACCCTCCCTCTCGTCGACATCGAGCGTCGCGACACCCTCTCACTTCGCACCATCACGCGTTACGACCGGAACGCACGCCGTCCGTCGACTCCGATCCTCGTCGGCAAGCACGTTGTCGGTCGCCGCCCGTTGGCCGATAGCGTGCATACGGAGTATTTGATCCTCGACGGAGCTGAGATCGCTGGCAAGCAGATCTCGATCCCGAGCGAAGGCGACTGCGCGACCGCGATCAAGCGTCTGCGAGACGCAAAGCGCGCGGCGGGCACGGCAGCCTCGAGCGCGATCGATAACGCCAAGAAAGCCGGCAAGGCGCGCACCGATGCCGCGCGGGAGATCGCGTAATGGACGACCGCACGCAACAGCTCGACCTCACCGCGCCGATCCAAACCGGTAACACGAAGGCGGCAGCAGCCGCGGCCGGCGCGACCTCCGCCGACCTATGGATGACGCCATACGAAGCGCTACGCTACGACCCGCGCGACAACGTCCGTCCGGTCGATCCGCAGTGGGTCAAGGAATTGACCGCCCTGATGATGCAGAACGGGTACGACAAGGGTTCCCCGCTGCACTGCTATGCGCGCAAGGTTGACGGGAAAGATTACTTCTACGTCTTCAAGGGACAGCACCGCTACCTCGCGGCAGGCGCCGCCATCAAGGCCGGAAAAGATCTCGGAAGGATTCCGATTGTCGTGCTGGATTCCCGCGAAGTGAAGCGGCCGAAGATGGTGATCGACGGTTACTTGAGCAACGTCTCGAAGACTTCCACGCCGCTCGATCTCGCCACGTCGATAGCCGAGCTGCGCGACGTCCATAAAATGGACGTGAAAGCGATTTGCGGTCATTTGAACATATCGGAGCAATCGATTCGCGACGCCGCACTGCTTGAAACGGCACCGGCGGAACTGCACGCGCTCATACGCGCCGGGTCGATCGCCGGTACCCTCGCGATCGAGGAGATTCGCGCGCACGGCGGCGACAAGGCACTCGAACGCATTGTGTCCGGCCTGTCGAAAGCGAAGGAGGCCGGCAAAGGGAAGGTCACGAAGAAGCATCTGCCCAGCAACACGAAGCCTTCCGAGCCGGCCGCGCCCAAAGCGACAAAGATCACCGATGCGTGTGCAAAGCAACTTTTGCAGGCGTTACAGGCCGTCCTGCACGACCCGGTTTTTGGCAAGCTTTCGCCCGGAACGATTCGAGCCGTCCATACGGCACTCTCGCCGCTCACCGATTTCCTCGATACTCCGCAAAAAGCACGGATCTACCCCGTGACGGCACCGGATCAAGACGGTCGCTGCGTCGCGACCGATACCCTTCGCTCGCCCAACAGCAAGCGGACGAAAAAGCCGATCGCGGAGATCTACGTAGCCCAACCGAAAGCAGATCAGTGGATTTGCGCGGCTATGTACAACTTCGGGGACAGCTTCGCATCGACGCCACTGAAGTTCGGCGCAGGCGCCACGACCTACCCGACGCGAATGCAAGCGGCACAGGAAGGTGGTCGATGGCTTAAAAAAGTTCTCGGCCACGAGAACATCAAGCGCCAGAAAGACCTTCCGATCGTCCTGCAATGGCTCGATGACATTCTGCAGTCCCCCGATCCCGACTGGACGCCGGATATGGCGCAGGAGGTAGCGAAATGATCTCGCGCCCGGCCCTTTCTACCCCGCGTCCGCTGCCGCGAAAGCGGAAACACGCAAAGAAGCGCCCGGCTATCGCACTGGCGAGCGTCAACGGCACTTCGATGCAGTCTGACTGCAGCGGGCTGACGCCCGCAACAGCGATCCAGAAGGACGAAGCGCCGCTCACGCGGCGCAAACCTCTCCAGACGAACGAAGCCTTGGCACACACCAGCCAAGGCAGGCTCGCGCGGCTCGACGCGCTTCGCATCGACATCCGCGCGTTGGTTGCCGAGATCTCGCACGCGGCCGACATCGAGCTGCTGGACCTGATGGCCGGCGAGATCGGCTCGTTCGGCCGCCACAGAGCAGCACAGGACGCACGCACCTGGGCAGAAACAGCCGCGATCACGCTTGAGACGGGTTTCATGCAACTCGCCTGCGCAACGCAGCCTATCAACGAACA